GATTCAATTCTTTGATAGAAGTGTTTATCTTTTCACTCGTTGTTTTTGTTTTGTCACCCTTGTAATCCTTATAGGAAGCTTCGTGAAGTGATTTCATAGCTTGTCTATATGATGACTCGGAAACAGTGTGTTTTTTCTTTTTAGTATCTGGTGTGACTGTATATCCAAGAACTTCTGCGGTTTCTTTATTTTTTTCTTTAAAGTCTTCTGGGTTTGCAGAGAATGCCTTTGGTGTATCATAACCAGCAACTGCACCAGTTACACTAGTTTCGTGCATGTCACCTTTAAACTTTTTGTATGATTCAGACATTTTAAGTTTTTTTATGAAGGATTCTACGTTCATATCTATTACCTAATTAATTGATTACGAATTAAAGCGTACACAGTTCCAGTATCGACTTTTACACTTGAAAGAGATAACTCAACAATTCCAATACTACCAGTCAATGTTGATAGTGGTATAGTTCCACCATTTGAAAGTGAGGCAGTACCGACCGTTCCAGCAGGGACTATAACTCCACCCACACCGAAATTAGAAGATGTAAAATTAGTTGTTCCTGTTGTACAAGTTATGGATTGAAGGAATTTACCAGGATGACCCTTTCTTTCAAATTCATTTCTGGCATCTGATCCATATCGGTTTGGTTGTATTTCATTTGCTGACATTTTTTACTCCATTATAAGTCATTAATCAAATCGTAGTATCTCATAAGAGCAGAGACATGATTTTCGTCAACTGTCTTTATTGTCTGATATGAATCAAGAAGTGAGATTACCTCGGTCAATTTGATTTTCATGGTTTTATCGGCAACTTTCTTAACCTTCTGTTCAAGTATACTCTTGATTTTTTTAGATTCAGTCTGTAAGAATAACTTTAAGTTATTTGTATTACTTACATTACTGATATATTCACGAAGAACTGCCTTTTGTTCTTTGGATAATTCGCCGTATTTGCTGTTAAATTTTTCAACCATTATCTTATATGAAAGAAGACGAATTTCTTTTGGTTCTTTGTATATCGAGTTCATTTCTTCTATGACTGGCTTTTTAGAATCACCCATCATATTTTCTATTATCGTGAATTTTGAACGGGTAATTTCTGAAGGATTATCTAATTCGGTATATTCAAAAATCTTGTAGATGGATGCCATCAATTTATAGTTTTGAACTTTAGTCTGGAAGAATGAGTTTATATCGAAGTTCTCATTTATGGTTTTTATAAGTTGATATTTTTCTTCCTTTAACTTTGATTTGTTTATCTTCTTTCTAGCTTTAAGGACTGCTTCTACGAGCATACTTGACTTTGTTTCAGAAGATAATCTTTCTTCGGATAACGTCTTATAAAGACCATATTCTTTGAACAACTCAGTATTCTTATTAAAGAAAGTTTTTAATATGTTGGTAGCTACCGATTCTCTACCAGCAATAATTTCAGATGTTATTTGTCTCGCTAAAAGTTCAAATAACATCCCTGTATTTTTGTATTTTGAGTGTTTAATTTTCTTCATTTAAGTTACCTGTTTGTTATCCTTCATATAATAAATATGACTATAAATTAGATTTCATCCAATAAATTATTCTCATCAAGAATACCACCACTCGTATCTACTTCATTAGATGATGGTTTTAAACTTTCAGATATAACAGATTTCGTTTTGATTTTAACCCCGCTCATATTTTTAAGAACGTCTGTTATTTCACGAGTTAATTTTGACTCATTGGATAACGGCGAGTTCCCCCTATAATTATGTCCTGAACTTAAATTAACATCAAGTGCGCTACCAACACTTTTTCTTCCAATTGGGTCTCTACCAAAAGGACTATCATCTGTATTATAAGAGAGATTCTTTGCCGGTCTTCCAGCACCGGGCCATCCACCTTCAGGAACTTCTACGTCATTTATTTGTTGTTGACGTTTACCACCGTGGAGATTCATCATTGCCAAATCATGAGGTGTTCCGTATGATTCTTTTGTTATCTTAGGGTCATTACCTTCATTTTCAATTTGTTTTTGACGGAATTGCAACTTAATGTCTTCAATTATCTCATTCTTTTCAAAGTCTGCTTGGTCTTGACTCATATTGAAAATGTTAGAATAAATGTAATTCAAAGACATCAATCTCTTTTCCATCAATGAACCAGCCAAATCTACTTTTTCTTTCATGAGTGCAATCTTCTCTTGTTCATAGATGATAGAAGGACCAGTTAAAGAAAGTTCAAAATCAACAAGTTCTGCGTTCTCATATCCTTGTGAGTAAAGGTGAACAATTGCAATCTTGGTCAATTCAGAAATAACAATACGTTGTATTCTTTCGATTGTTCTTGCGAATCGAATGTCAAGTGCAGCAAGTGTTGCCTTTCCTTCAAGTGATTCATCATATCCAAGATATGCCTTTGGAATTTTAAGAGCAGCAAATATCTTACTCTTTAGATACTCAACGTCTTCGATTGCTTGATATTGAAGACCCGGTAAGGTTTCAATTGCAGTTCCAGCTTGACCACCACGAACAGGAAGATAAAAATCTTCCAAGATGTTTTGCATATTATAACGAAGATTGTAATCACCAGTTTGCTCGTTCACAACAGGTGTTTTCTTCATTTGATTCATGATGTTTTGCATATATTGGTCAACTTCCGCAGGTGGAATGTTACCAATATCAATCTTGAAAATTCTTTTTTCAGGTGCTCTCATGATTCGGTGAATCAACATGGCATCTTCCATAAGAACCAACTGCTTGTAAAGTTTACGAGCACCTTCCAACATCGACTTACCATAAGGTAGGAAGTTGGTATCACCTAAAAGACGGAAGTGAGCAACTTCATAGTTTTGAAACTCACCTTTACCAAGTGGACCTTCGTAGATAAACTTCGTCATATAGATATGTTCAGGGTCAGTTCCTTCATCACGTTGCATTTCATATGGTGAAAGTGGAACAACGTTTGTTACACCGAGACCATCTTTTACGTCGAGATACAAGTAATTGTCTCCGTATTTACAAAGATTACGAATCCACGGCCAAAGATTATACTCTACGTTAAGAATATCATAAAAAAGATTATGAAGAATCTTTCTAATTGAATCATTATCGGAACGTATTGTTAAAACATCACCAATGTCATTTTTTAATGTAGACTCATCTGCATAAATGTCAAGTGCTGAACAAATAATAGCATCCGTGTCCATTGCTTCGTAATCTGTATAAAGGTCAATCTTTGTTGCAGAAAACGAGTTGTACTGATTGTAAACAGAGATGGGAGTTCCACGAGTTCCGTGTAATCTTCCATAACGGTCAATAACTTTTGATGTGTGTGGGTTTCCGTCTGCTTGATAACGAGCAGTATCGACTACTCTGAGTCGTTTACCTCCAACGTTTCTTACCACGACGTTCGTGGAGAAAAGTGTTTTTAATCTATCAAACAATGATTTTTTTTCAGCCATTTTACACCTATTTTCTGTTTATAGTATTCCATACATATAAGTATGTGTTTTTTATAGTAACCAAGTTAAATCTTCACTATTGTTACCAATTTTCTGTTCCCATCCAGCATCCATTTTTGTATTTCTCATATTTGCAGTATTGAATATACTTGTTGATTTCTGCATATATTCTAATGCCAATTTTGTTTTCATCATACCTTCTTGACGTAGTTTAAGTGCAGTATCACGAACCCACAATCCCATAGCAAATGACATAACCAAGTCATCGTTATATCCTGTTTGAGCTTCGGCTCTACCACCTGACCAAACAAATACGAACATCTCTTCTGCTAAACGATTTGATTTTATAACAGGTGAACGTTCTCTGAAATACATCTCATACTTTGATACAACGAGTGGTCTTGTTTTTGATGTCATTGAGAATCCAGGAACCATCTGTGACTTGTCTTTAAGGTCATATCCTTTCGGTATGTGAACCGAAGGGTCTGTATAACCATCTTCTTTGTATGTGTAGTAAAGGTTTGGATAACCACGGTCAATTATCTGTTGGATTACTGCCCATCCAATGTTAGCGTTTTCAACTACAAGAAGTGCATCGTTATATTCTGTTGCCATAGATACAAGAAGATTTCCATATGACTTTGTATCTAATTTACCTTGATACTCCGCAACCTGTTCAATATTTTCTATATCCATAACATGAAATGCGGAATAATCCTTACCGTCACCACGGGCAACGTCAGCACATATCATATACGATTTATTAGGGTCAGGGTCATCCCATATCCATAAGGCACCTTCGGCACCTCTCTTTTCTCTTGGTTCACATACATATGTCTTTTGATACCAATCGATTGTGTTACCGTCAACAACAGATTGACCCGATGAAAGGAAGTCACCGTCACACTCTTGAGCAGCAAGTGCCGGTCCGAGAATGATGTCTTGTTGGTCTCTCCAATCTTGGTCTCTTTCAGGGTGAACCGTCCAATGAAGGAAGATTGGATTGAAAGCACTCTTCCCAGTCTTTGCATTAACCCATTGTTTATGATAAAAATTACCAACCCCGTTAGGAGTCGAGTTGATAATTGCAGAACCACCAGTGTTGATTGTAGACTGTGCAGAAGCCCAAATTTCCTCGATGTTATCGATGAACGCCGCCTCGTCAATAATGAGAAGTGAAAGTGCTTCCGAACGAGCAGCATCTGCCGCCGCTGATACAGCTTTTA